CCTTTGAAGAACACCGTTCGAGGTTGGTAACATGTAGCCAACACTATCGAACGGAGGAGGGGTGGAATGCCACATCGTCGCATCCACCCATCCCCGAGCATCCTAGCCACATCGTGGTTAAGATAATCGGTGGCCGTTTCGTAGTCTGTACTAGACACGAAAAGGTCCGCATACACATCGAGCCTTTCGATGTGGTCTGCGAACTCTCTCTCGTCGCGCTCTGCGACGGAGAAGAGTTCTTCTTTCCTTTGAACTGACATCAGCTCAAGGAAGAAGTTCCACCCGTGGTGGGCTTTGCCCATCCCCGAGTGGGAGCTCGGTATACCCCGCTCTAGGGGTACAGCCGAGATCTTGCTAACAAGATCGAGTACGATCTTGAGGCAAGCAGAGGCCTTGGTAACGGATCTTCCTTTACCCGGCTCTCTCACCACCGTTAGGTACGCTCTACGGAGCGTATCCGGTGGTGTGCGAAGTACTTGATCTAGGCACAGCCAGAACACGTACTCGCCGATGGTACCCTCAGACATTGTCATGCGGGAAACCACCTTCCCGGTATGAAGGTCCCTTACAGGAGCCTTCATCCCGTGCGCTCCAGGATATACCAGTTCTGATATTTCTTCGAGCGTGCCACCTTCTTGCCTGGTTTTCTCCCAGCAAGCGGTGGTTGCCACCGTGATTCTCGACTTAGTCGAGAGCCCGGTGAAAGCGCTGTCCGGAAGATCTCGAAGAGTCTCATCCAGAGCAGCCTGCACCAACCCTCTCTGCGTAGCAGAGAGTGGAGTTGGTGGATCCTGCACGACTTTCAAGAATTTGATCTTGGCCTGCAGGATAACCAAAGGAGGAGGTGTTCCACACCCCCTCGTTTGGGACAGAAGGCCCACAAGGTAATCATACCTGTGACCTTCTGTACGGCTAGTTTCTTCCCAAATTGGGATGAATTGCCGTAGCCACTCCGGTAGTACATCGTACTCCCGAGAGAGGCCTTCAAGGTTACGCTTGTGAGCGTATTCCTTGAAGGTTTTACGTGCAGTTTTCAGCTGAGCGTAAAACGTGGTGTGCTGTTCGATTCCATCGCACAGCTCACCATCGAGAAACTCGTCACTTATCAAGTGAGAGAGGTTCCCAAGAACGAACGTGTCGTATCGCGACCACGTCCATTCTTCTTCGGGGTATGCCAGAAATCTCTGGAAAAACATCCCGTCGACCGTTTTCAGGACTTCAATTAGCCTTTGAGAACGGGATTTACTGGAGCGGAGTTTCTCCGGCTCTCGGTAAATCAACTTGACCTGTCTGGAAGTCCAGATCGGATCAGGTTTCCCCAACAAGAGGGCTCGTAGCCTTCTTTTGAGGTTCAGAGCCCAGCCATGTTGAACATGGTCTGGGTCTGCACACATCTCACGGAGGGCATTGCCCCAATGAGTGTGGCGCATGATTACGTACATCTTGATGTCGCAATCAGCGATCTGAGAGAATCGGGTACGATTTCTCTTAGACCCCGTCCATCGATCTCCGAAGAGAGACGGTGGAAGGGCGTCTTGCAAGCGATAACCATCGCCTTGCCAGACGATGACAGACGGCAGGGTGTTCCCCCTTGCCTCTGCCAATACGCGGCCCGCATGGATTTTCCATGGGTCCTCGTACTCAATCACGTGTTTCGCTTTGCGATTCACGCGGATTGTCTTGAAACCATCGGAGGTATCCCCCGTTGGCGTCAAGTGGTCATCGTCCTCCTCTTCCTCGAGGAGGGCGTGATCAAGGGCCGACAATGCCTGCTTTGCAGACATTGAGTCCCTTTCTGCGGCGATGCTGGATAGCATCGACCCCAGGTACGACACTTGGGACGGGGTAACCCCGGCCTGAGTGAAGTCCAAAGTAAGGTCTTGTCTTAGACCCTCTTTGGTGTATTGCGTTAAAGGGAAACCCTCTTCACGCAATACGTCCAGATTCTTAGTCACCGACGCGGAACCTGGATTCTTCACAGAACAAGCACACGGTGCTTGTTTCGTGGAGAGATAGTGCCTCCCGGATGTATATCCGTGAAGCCCTATCGGTGTGATCGAAGGTGGTGTCCTTCGGTCAAACCACAACCGGAACCGGCAGAGATCTGCCTGAACACGGTTGTTAGTACAAAGTGTGTAATTCAATATTACCATGAGTACTTGCTTAATTGCTCGTACAAAGACGAGTCTTATTAAGT